GAGCAAGATCGTGACAACGTTCAGAAAAACTTGGTAACTGTACGTATTGAAGAGCGTCTGGCTGTTGCAACACAGCGTCCAGAGGCTATCGTAACCGGTGAATTTGCCGATTACTTAAACAAATACGCTTCTTAAAGCTAAAAAAAAGGGGCTGGGCTTGCGCTCAGTCCCTTTAATTTTATGATACCATGAATATAGTTGCATACGTACACACCTATCCACCCGAAAGAAATGCTGGAGCAGAATGGATGCTCCACACAATGCTTAAGGCTATGGTCGACAGAGGCCATAAAGCAAAAGTTTTAATTGATTTTGAACTGAACAAAATCAAAAAAGATTATAAGACCAGAAATGGTCGAAACAATAAGTACACCTTTCAAGGCGTTGACGTTTACGATTACAGATATTTTGCCTCTGAGGTTTTTCAAACAGCCGATATTATTATAACGCACCTTGAAAAAGGAAGCGATTCAATGAATGGTGCGCCAAGATGGGCTAAGAAGTTTCAACGCCCTTTGGTTAGGGTAGTGCATAACGAGAGAGAGCTTCACGTTTATAAAGCAACAAAAGAAAATACGGATCTATTAATCTTCAATAGTGAGTGGATTCGTAAGGCTTACAATGCAACGCTAACTGAGGGATGGGAACAAATAGTATTGGTTCCGCCAGTTGATGTAGATCACTACAAAGTTGATCGTAAAAACGCAGACAAGATCACGCTTATCAATTTAAATGACAATAAAGGGGCATATCTGTTTTATAATTTGGCAAGAGCCATGAAGGATAAGCAGTTTCTTGGAGTTAAAGGTGGATACGATAGGCAGATGATTGCTTCTGGAAGTAATATCACTATTGAGGAAAACATGGCAGATATTCGACCTGCCTATGCCCAGACAAGAATACTGCTCGTTCCTTCGTTAATTGAAACATGGGGAAGAGTGGCAATCGAAGCAATGTGTAGTGGTATTCCGGTGATTGCTAACGAGACAGCCGGACTGCGTGAAGCCTGTGGCGATGCTGCGATATTTCTAGACAGAAATAAGCCTGAAGACTGGATTGCGGAAATAAATAAACTTGATGATCCAAAATATTACGAAAAAAGAAGTAAATTAGCGCTCAAAAGGGCTGAAGAATTACGTCCTAGTTATGATGAATTTGAGCAAGCGTTGATTGATACAATTAAAAACTACAAACCAAAAGATATGTACACACGTAAAAACAATATGCCAATCGCTACCGGTGAAACCGTGAAGGTGATTGCGCTACGTAATTTCAGACACAAAGAGGTACACTATTCAGCCGGTGAGGTTGAGGTGCCAAAAAGCGATCTCGGATTTTTGCTTGGCAGAGTCTTAATCAAAACAATCGATAAGCCTGTGAGAAAAGAAAAAGTCGAAGTGAAAGATGAAGGCGTTTTGGTTGCAAAGCTTGACAAAACCGAGAAAGAAGTAAAACCTGAAGAGCTTACTATGGTAAGATCTAAGAAGACAAAAGAGTAAATAGATGAGCGCTTCAATAGCTGATTATATGACATCAAAGCCCGGATTTGCATTGCTTACAAATCTGGAAATGATAAATGAACCTGCTTCGGCCGCTGTTGGTACCGATGAGGTTTACGAATATTTACGCATTGATTCAGGCGATACGAGCAACGATACCGTCATAAATCTTGCCATATCTACAGCAACGGAAGCGGTTCAGGATTACGCAAACGTTTCGCTTATCTCACAGACAAGAAGAGCTGCGTTTGGATATGGTATTATCGCAGAATTGCCTTACAGACCGGTCGATTCCATTGTATTGGTTGAAGAAATGAATGAAGACGGTACGTGGACTGCGACAACCGAGTATACTCATGCAGGATCTGGGTTTGTAAACTTCGAGAAAATAGGTACATACCGTATTACTTATGATTGCGGATTTGGAGATAATTACAACGATGTTCCGGCTCAGTTCAGATCGTCTATTTTAAGACACATAAAAGCTCATTATGAATACCGTGAAGGATTTTTTATTGGTATATCTGGATCTGAGCTAAAAGGTCTTGGCTGGAAAGATCTTATTCAACCCAAGAAACGCTACACGTTATGAACAGGGCTGCGCCAATACTTAATAAAAGAATCGACATACTTCGCAGGGTATATACCAGCGACGATATGGGCGGATTTACGCATACTACCGTAGCGACGGATGTATGGGCGCAGATAAAGAATTTATCCGGATCTGAAATCTACAAATTTGGTGGATCTGAATCTAATGTGAAGTATAAATTTACTATTAGGTACAGGGGTGAGGATGTTATCGAACCATCGGATGAAATAAGCTATTTTGGAAGAACATTCCGGATTCATTTCATCGATTATAACGGTTTTGAGCGCAATTATATTGATCTTTATTGCATTGAGGAAAACGCATGATAACGCTTAGTATACCTGAAAAAGACAAAGAAAAGATGATGAAATCCGTTTTAGAGGTAAGCGGACGAGTCACTAAAGAGATGACTAATGTTATCAATCAGGGTATGCTAGCCATTGAAACAAGGGCTAAAGAATTTTCACCGGTAGATACAGGCAGATTGAGATCATCAATACACGCTGTTCCTTATGGCAAAGCTGATAACTATCAATATCAATTTGGCGATGGATCTTTGGGCGTTGCAAAAGACAATGACAGAAAGCCATTTGCTTTTGTTGGAACGAATGTAGAATACGCTCAGGCTCAAGAATTTGGTGAAGAGGGAACAAGGGGCAAGAAATTCTTAACAAGGGCAACAGAAGAAATTAGACCGAAGCTGGTTGAAGAACTTAATAGATTGAATGTAAAATGAATTATAAAGAGCTACAAAAAGCAGTCTATGGCACGCTAAACGTTTCATCGATGACAACCATTTTGGGTGGGTCAAAGATATATGACCGTGTGCCTGCAGCTGTTAAGCCTTCATATCCTTATATTACATTCGGAACGCCTGTTCAGAGATCTGAGCATGGGCATCAAAGTGTTTGGGCTAATGTACTGTTTCAGGTCGACGTTTGGCATAGAGACAGCGCAACGGCTACGGGGAAAGCAAAAGTTTACGACATTCAAGCCGAGATTCGCTCTCTCTTGGATCGTAAAGTACTAAACATATCGGGGGCAACACACCTTTATACTCAAGAAGAAACGTCAACCATTCTGGACGGTGATGACGGTATGACTTGGCATGGTGTACAGGTGTTTGCGATCGGGGCTGCGCCTACGTCGTGACTAATCAATAACAATTAAAATCAGACAAAAATGCCTCAAGTACAACCTTCATTTGGTACGCAGTTTTGGCTTGAAGATCCACAAAGTCCGACTTTGCTTCAATTCGTTGCAGATATTATGGACGTAAGTGGCCCAGCCAAAGTTCGTGAAACCACAGACGTTACTACTCACCAATCACCCGACGGATACCGTGAGCATATCGGTACCCTAAAAGATGGTGGTGAAGTTAGCTTTCAAGTTCGATTTGACCCTGCAGATAGCGGTCACATCTTACTTCAATCAGCTATTGACAGAACAGACGGTAACCCATTGGGTGCCCGTGTTTACTGGCCTACAGCCGATGGTGATTATGCCGAGTTTTTTTGCATACCTACAGGAATGACTTTTTCAGCACCTGTATCTGGTATTCTAACGGCAGATTTTACCGCTAAGGTATCTGGCCCAGTTGACCTATACAATACAAGCAGCCCATCACTGAGCGGCTTGTACACATAAAAAACAATGCCCCCGAACCGGCCATTTCGAGATTGCTTCGGCATGATTGATTTGGTCGGTTCAAGGGTATCACTAAAAACGGGGAAACCATGAGAGACATAAACCAATCGCCTGATATTGAAACGATCGAAATAGACGGTCAAAGCTATAGATTCGTAATAACGCCATTTGGCATGATTAAAGCCGATGAGCTGGGTATTGACATCCTAAAAGAGTTTACCGGCTTTCAGCAAGAAATGTCGAAGGGTGTCGAGGCTTCGCCTACTAAGGCGTTTGCTATTATAAGCAAAATACTATGGTGCGGATTGCTTCCGTTTAATCAGAACCTTAGGCTGGAAGACGTCCAAAATAGTGTAACGATTAAAGAAATGTTGTCGCTTGCTCCAATGCTAGCCAAACACATGACACGAGTCATGGGAGGAAGTGAGGGGGAAGTGCAAGCCCCGAAGAATCGGGGCAAGAAATAAGCGTATACGACTTAGAAAGGGCTTGGATTCGCTGTGGATTCGAGCCTGAATCTTTTTATTGGTCTAGTCTACGCACCGTATTTCAGGTAGTCAAAGCGTTTAAGGATGAGCAGCGTTCAAAATGGGAGCATACCGTAATGATTTACGCAAAGATTCACAATGTAAACGCACGTAAACGATCCGATTTGATCCAACCTGATAAAATACTTAGAGATATGTTTGGTGATAATATAAGACCAAGCAAAAAGGGAGATGCGAATTTGTTCGACAAATTTCGTATTATGGCACTTGAAACAGGGGGGCGAGATCATAGAAGTAAAAAAGGGTAAAAAATGGCAACAAAGATCGCCGACCTGTACGTTAAACTTGGCGTTGATACTGACGAATTAGATAAATCATTAAAAGAAGCTAGCGGAAAGCTTGGCGATATTGGAAATATTGGCAAGAAATTTGAATCCGTAGGCAAAGATTTATCCTTATATGTAACAGCTCCGCTTGTGGCTATTGGATCAATGGCTATTAAAGCGGCTTCAGATGTTGAAAAAGGAATATCTGAAGTAGTTACATTGTTTGGAAAAACTGGTGAAGAAGCTACTAGTTTATCTAAAAAGTTATCAAGCGGAGTCGGTGAATTATCAAACGAACTTGGTGTTGCTCAAGATGTTTTGGTAAACGGTCTTTATAATGCTATATCCGCAGGCGTTCCTGAGGATAACGTATTTGACTTTATGAGGGTGGCAACAAAGGCTTCGATTGCCGGTGTTACCGATGTAAATACGGCCGTTGATGGTATTACAACTGGATTAAATGCGTTTGGACTTGAAGCTAGCGAGGCCGGAAGGGTTGCCGATTCGATGTTTGCTGCCGTTCAAGGTGGTAAAACAACATTTGAAGAGCTTTCTCAGGCAATGTTTAACGTTGCACCTTCTGCCGCTGCTGCCGGTGTATCGATGGAAGAGGTTAACGCTGGTATTGCTACGCTTACGGCTTCCGGTGTGCCGACTTCTGTTGCCACAACTCAATTAAGGGCTGCTCTTCAGGGTCTACAGCGCCCAAGTGAAGATTTGGATAAGATATTCCAATCGTTGGGATACCAATCTGCTCAGGTAGCTATTGAATCCGAAGGTCTCGGTTTTGCTCTAGACGCTGTTAAAACTGCATCTGGAGGATCAAATGGTGAACTTCAGAAATTGCTTGGATCTAGTGAGGCTGTATCCGCCGCAAACATAATTGCAGGAACAAGCGCCGAAAAATTCGCTCAGGAAATGGAGCGTCAAGCTAATGCAACCAATTTGGTAAATGATGCTTTCGAGGTAATGAGCCAAACCACGGCAATGCAGATGGAAAAAACCAAAGTATTGCTGCAGAATGTTGGTATATCTATTGGTAGCATATTGCTTCCGGCTTTTAATAGCTTACTAGGAAGCCTTCAGGGTGTATTTACTTGGTTTGCTGGTTTGAGTGAATCTACAAAAGAGATAATCACATATATAGGGCTATTTGCTGCGGCACTCGGGCCATTATTGCTCATAATTGGCAAGGTTATGACAGCCATATCCTCAATGGGTGCTGTTTTAACGACGATAAAAGTCGCCCTTACTGGATTATCAGCTCCGGTATTAGCTACAGTTGCAGCGATAACTGCACTTGCTGCAATAGGAGTTACGATATACAAGAACTGGGAGCCATTATCGGACTGGTTTGGAGACAAATTCCCAAAAGCAACTCAGGCTTTTACTAAGGTTTGGGATAGCATAAAAGCCGCAGTTATGGGTGCATGGAATACAATCAAGCCCCAAATCGATAAAATAATAGATGCATTTAGTGGTATTTTTGCTTCGGATGGAGATATAGCTACCGAAGCGTCAAACTTTGACGGATTAATAACTACAATATTTGAAAGTATCGGTGCGATAATATCCACCGCTGCAACTGTTATTGGCAATGTATTTGGCGTTATTGCTAGTACTGTGGCTGGATTTGTTAATGCGTTAAGATCCGCTTTTAATACTGTTAAATCATTGCTTAGGGGTGATTTTGAGGGTGCATGGTCAAGCTTTAAAGATATGCTCGGATCAATCTGGAATACTATCGTAACGAATGTTTTACTTTCGGTGGATAGCATACTGGCTGCGATTCAGAATATGTTTGGATGGATACCCGGAGCGGAGGCCTCTATTGCCGGATTCCGTAATAAGATGAAGGATATGATCCCGAAAGAGCCTATTCAGGCCGACGGTAAAGCTGTCGAGGCTACGGTGAAGGATATTGATAATACAGCCAAGACAACTACGGGAACGGTAAAGCAGCTTGGGGTTACTTCGGTTGAAGCAGCAGCCGGTATGGCTTCAGGATTTGCCTCTGCAGGCGATCAAATCAAATCGATGAGTGAAACCATCAAAGAGATATTTAAGACGCTTGGAGAGGAAACTGCGGCCGGAAAACGTGAACTTGCGTTTATATTGAGGCTGGATCGTGAAACTGAATTAAAGAATGAGATTGCAGCCCTAGAAACAGCGTTAAAGGCGCTTGCTAATGAAACTACTATTGATATAAATGACGAAAGAGTTGTTCAGCTTCAATATAGTCTTGGAATGGCACGCCAAGAGCTTGAAGGCTTATCGGAATATCGGGCATTTGAAGACAAGCTTATGCCTAAGTTTGAAGAGCTTCGCAAAAATGTTGAGAACATAACATTAAAAGAGCTTGCAGAAATGAGAACAGCTCTCACAAAAATGGATGTTCCAGAAAATGGCAAGGCTTTATTTGACGAATTGCAAACTATTCTTACAAATGTAGAAACTGCAATTGTTGCTACGACTGGAGAAATTAAAGAGATGGAAGAGGCTTTTGACCTTGATCAACAAGCCCTTGATGGTTGGCAATTTTTCCAAGATGAGCTTTTTATAATTGATAGGACTTTATCAGGCGAGGCTGGTCTTAGAGCAAAAATCGAAGCTACAAATGCCGCTATTGCCGAAGGACGGATTCCGCTTGAAGTTGGTGGTGCATTAATAGCTGAATATAATAGAGAGCTTAAAGATTTGACGACTGGGTTTCAAGGTCTTTTAAATAGGCTCCCTGAACTATTTGAAAGAGCTTTTCCAAATACTACGGCAGCGTTTTATCACGCTAGAGATGCGGCAGAGTCTTTTAAGCAGGTATTTAAAAAAGAAAATGGAAAAACGCCTATTGAGAATCTAGCGGATGGATTTACAAGTGTAAGCGAATCAATCCATTTTGCTAGATTTGCAATGGCTGAATTTGGAAATGTTACCGGAATAACATTAACTATATTAAAAGCTACACTGCCAGAAGTAGGGTTATTAATTCAAAGTATTCTTGGATTATTAAAACAACTTGGAATTGATGTCGAAGCTATTCTTGATTCTGTAATTGATAAAATTAGGGGAATTGTTTGGGGGTGGCGGCGGTACTCCGGCAATAGATATTGTTAAAAAAATGCTTTCAAGGATTGTTTGGGAAATAAATAGCGCACTTGTAGATCTTACAGAGGTTAGACTAGCACCAGATAATATTTTAGCCATATTTGATAAAATTATAGCTGCCGGTGGAACATTTGAAGATTTTGTACAAAAACTTGCTGATACTTATGGTGTAGCTGTATCGGATATTATGGGAGCAATTAAGCCTGAAGATATTTATAAGCTGAAAATGCTTGGGTGGACTGGTTTATATGATCCTCAGACAGGACAACCTGCTTTCGTTTCTGAAGAAATGAAGAAAAAGATTCTGGACAGATTAGAGGAACTTAAAAGATCCGAAGCCGGTCTTAGTCCACAAGAAATTCTTGATATTCTTATTGCTGAATTTGGTACAACAGCGCTTAAAACATTGGGCATTGCCCAGATGCTTGGCTTGCCTGCGCTTGCTCAGGGCGGTCTGGTATCCGGACAAACGATGGCTATTGTAGGTGATAACCCAATGGCCTCAATAGATCCTGAGGTTGTATCACCGTTGTCTAAACTTAAATCAATGCTAGTTGAGCCTACACTTGCGGCTATTGGATCGATGAAACAAGAAACGCCAATGGCTCAATATATTTATTTAACTGTCGATGGTCGTGTATTAACAGAGACTGTCGTTCAGGGCATGCCGGAGTATGTACGATTAAATCTTGGATCGGGGTATTAATGGGGACTATTAGCTGTACAATACAAGGTCAATCTAAGGCTGTAAAAGCCGGTAGCGTAAGCATAACCGAAAACCTTAATAATAGGGCGACGGCTACATTCACGATCGAAGGATTTACTTTATCGAATATAAATGAGGGCGATGAAGTAATACTCACAAGAAATTCCGATTCTGAGGTAATATTTGCCGGCAATGTATTAAACAGCGCATTTCAGCATAACCATATTAC